ATCCAGCGCATAAAGTTACTGACAAGCTGACTACGAGAACCGTCTTCAGAACCAATGGGAACAGCGGTAAGATTGGCCCGCTTGAACGCCATACCTTTCATGGCAACCTTCTTGTTGATGATGTTATCAACGAGGAATACACGCAGATCGCTAGCGCCGTCCCACGGCGTGGGCGTTACTTTGCTACCTTCACGGGAATGCTTCTTGCCGTCAGCGGATTGGCCGTTCCAAATAGCGTAACGGGTCTCGTAGTTCAGCCGACACTGATCAATAAACGGCTGGTTATCACGCACGCAATCCTCAAAGGCTTTCTTCAGCAGGTTGAAGCTCGGTCCCTCGTTTTCAGCCGGTGCCAATTGCAGGCCTGGGTCTGAAGTCATAGATTTGGCGTTGCCGTCAATAGAACTCATAGGCTTAAATCACCACTAATGCAGGTTTTTGATAAATCAAGCAATCAATAACTCCAAGTTCTATCATCAATGTTCTCATTCACGTTGGGATCTACAAATGAGCATTGAGACACGAGCAGGTAGCGTAGGCAGTCAATGGGATCCTTGGTGGCTTCTTCCTTTCCTCCTTTCGCAGTGTATTCCTGCATAGCGTAGATCAGGTTTTGGCAACGCTCGCTGATATAAAGTTTAGGACCGTTGAGGGATGAGATGGGTTTGTTCTCATCGTAGGACAGTAGGCCGTTGATCAGTTGTAGACCGTTCTCAATCTCAACGCCGGGGGCGGGGAGAAAAACCATACCAGCGTCGTCCAGTTCGCTGATGATGGTCGTTGCACCGTTGGCAGCTTGCCGTTCAGCGGCGCCAAGGCGGGGATCGATAAACCGCTCAAAGACCTTTTCGCCTTCCTCGCAGTTCTTGATCAGTTCGACGTAATCATTGATGCCCTTCTTGGAACCCTTCTGGGCTGGGCCTGCTTTGCCTTCTGGGCCGGTACCAGGTAACGCCCAATCATCGTAGTCCGGCCACTCGCGGTAAACCCACCAAGTGCCGGCAGCATCAATGGCAACCCACAGCATGAACCAGTTCTTGGACCCGGCAGGATCAAGGACCATGTAACGTGTTACGTTGTAATCGACGTTGTTCGTCCAAGGCAGTTTGTCATGTGGGATGACGTTGATCTCCTTGTTGAAGCCTGGGAACACGCTGGTCATGCTCTTGGTGGGAACGCCGTAGGCGCGGGCGAACACTTCGTCTTTGGCGCGGCCCAGAAGCTTGTTTCGGAAGTCGGACGTATCGATGAAGCTGTTGTCCTCTGTCCAAAAGTAATAGATGATGGTGCCGGGGCGAGAGAGGGACTCTTGGACAACGGGAAGCTCGCGACCAACTAGTGGGGCGAACCGTTTCTCAAGCGTGCGAGTCTTGCCAAGGATGTCTTGCACAAGCGGAGTCCATCCAGTCAGGGTGGTGAACGTCAAGATGATGCGCCCGTGGTAGTCCGTTGTGCGGTATTGCAGCGTCTCAAACATCTTCTGGGGGCATTCCTCGTCACACCAGATCAAATGGGCTTTAAAGCCTTCGGCGACCTGTGCGTCAGCCTGATAGGATCGGTAGTTGCTGAACTTGATGCTTCCTCCACGGCGAAATCCATTAACAGGGGGCAGGATGCAGATATTGTCGGTAAACCCGTTCTTCTGCGAGTACTGGACGCTGTGGTTCAAGCCTTTCTTTGTAGGGAGGGTACGGATGCCGTTGGGCAAGGCGTCCCAGATCATGCGCTGCTGGTCCTCAATAGATCTGTCCTCGTTGACGTGGTAGGCGCGGACTTCGGCGCCGGGGATGGTGCCAGCTGCCCATACGCACAACCGGGAGGCAATCATGCTCTTGCTTGAACGGTTGCCACCCAGGATGACGTGGTTCGTGTACTTGTCCCAGTTTTTCATCATGGTCTGCCATGACGGGAGGATCCAGCCAGCACCCACAGGATTCATCAAGGCATCATGGTTCCGTTGCTCACGGAAAGTCAGGTAGTCAGCCAGCTTTTCCTTGGGCCAACTCATCAAGACTTCATCTGATGGATTGGGAACCCAAGGGATGCCAAAATCGGGCTTAAAGTCGTCGCAGAAATGTACGTCGCCAAGTGGCATGATATGTTATTTATTATTCTGACTCTTCTTGCCGGTGGCCAATGCGGAATAGACTGATCCTTGCAGCTTCAGATCCTGCCAAGGAATTACACCTTGTCCGTCGATGTTCAGACCATTGACCTCAGGATAAATGGACAAGCGGGCGTACTCCCTCGCGCCAGCAATGTCAGGTTCTACCATCCATTCATGGGATTCAAGTTTCGTAATCATGGCGCACCATGAGCAAAATAAATTGCAATAGCTACTGGTTCTTTAGTACAATATTTAACTATTAGGGAAACTAATACCCATGTAGGCAGTTAATTTTTGACTCCAAAAAAGCTAAAAGCACAACACGTTTAACCTATGGCCACAAAACGCATCCTAATCGGAACACCTCTCAAGGGCGAGATTCCTAAATCTTACTTTCGGACCAGCCTGGTTCTGGCATCCGCTGAAATCCCTAATGTAAAACTAGACTGGATCCTACTGGACGGTCCAGCGGTGCAGATCGCACGTAACGAAATTGCAGCATACGCAATCGAGAACAAGTTCGATGAACTGATCTTCTGGGACAAGGACGTACTTGCCCAGCGCAACGGCGTGGATGTAACGGATAGCGCCTTGATGCGCCTCATCGGCCATGACTGTGACATCGTTACCTCGGTGTACGCTTCCCGGTCGCTGGACACCCACTGGCACGTCAGTTCCTTGCCGGGGGAGGAACCCAACGAGCAGGGGTTGCAGAAGGTTGAGCGGGCCAGCATCGGATTCTCCAAGATCAAGGTATCCGTGTTCAAGAAGATCGCCAAGGACAACCCAGACCGAGTTGCCATGCTGATCGACCCCAACCGCGCCCCACGCTCCATCCCTGAGTTGTTTCCAATGGAACTGACTGGGCGCAACACGCCAGCTTACCGGCTCAAGGAGATCAGGAACGCTCTGGCTGAGTGCAAGAGTGATGACAAATTGCGTGCCCGCATTGAGCGGGAGCTTAACGTGCGGTACGACGAACCCAACGCTTTCCTGTCGGAGGACTATGGATTCTGCAAGCTGGCTCGGGAGTCTGGCTACGACATCTGGATGGATAGCCTGATGGTCCTGGGCCATGAAACCAAGGTCACTGTTCCTATCGAAACCCCCAAGCTCATGGAGATGCTGTCCGAGCCGTGGCGCAAAGACGAACTGGCCGTAATCAAAAGCCAGCTGATCAAGCAGAACCAAGCTGCCAAGGAAAAGAATAACACCAGCCGCAACTAACCATGAACGCATCCATTAAAACCATCACCCCTGAACAGCATTGGCACAATGGACGGCAGGCAGAGGCTTTCTTTGGCCTGCTGGATAAGCATGACAAACTGATGCAGGAGTATCTGAAGCTGGAGGAGGAGATGAAGAAACTCCGTAAAGCCAACAAGGCAGCAACGGCAAAGGCTGCTGCTGTTGCTGTTAGTCCTTAACGGCCCCTGTCTTCCTCACAACCTTGGCATCGATGTCATTGGGATCGGCCAGATCTATCGGTGCTGACTGAATGGTTGGTACGCTCGCCTTCCCACTGAGGCGGGCTACAATCTCCTCCTTGCTGAGAGATCCGTAGTTGTTGACCTGGATATTGACGTTTGCCCCCTGCGTGGCGTTCAGACCGGCAATCCGTTGCCGTTTGTCAATGGCCACAGCCAGGTTGAACCCCAGTGTCTGCAACGGAGTTTCATCCACCGTGTCCAGCATTCGGTCGACAATCTTATCCGCTAGGGTGTCGAGCTTGCCGATCAGTCGTTGATTAAATTCTTCCACGGTAATTCCTACGATACGTTGTAACAGTCGTTTGTCTTCATTGGTTACATTTGCCAGGGCTGGATGCTTCTTCAAGCCCAATCCCCGTCCCTCCAAGGTAGCTACGGCAAGCGAATTAACCAGCTTTTGAGGGCTGTAGGTCGTCTTGCCATGCTTACCATCTACTTTGACTCCTTTGGGCATAAAATGAATGGGTTGCCCGGTTAAGCCCCCATGCCATTGGCCCACTTAGCAGTGTCTGCCCTGATCCTTGCGATGTACTCGTCAGCTGACTCAGGCTTCTTGGGATAGACTGGTTCCTGCTTCAAGAACTGTGGCAGTACTGCACTGCGGTCAGGTGCCGGCGCTACCTCCGCCACAACCTCCTCAATCGGTTCAATGACATCCTTGATCACGTCAACAGGCGCTTCCACAGGCATCTCAACCTCCTTACCCTCATTCACGTCCATCCGCTTGATCACCATGTACTCGGAATCCATGTCGTCTGCACTGACCCAGATCCGCTTCACCCACACCCTCTCCCCCCGCACCAGCCCACTCCTCCACTGCCAGTTCCCCACCTTCGTCCACAACTCCCCTTTCTTCCCCCCAGCCACCCTCAGTTCGTTATACTGCTTATTCCGACACAGCTTCCCCACCAACCCCTCTCCTTCCTCCATCCATTGGGATCCTGTGTTACTATGTTGCACATGAATATTGGTATCTATTACGGCTTGACGAAGAGGGTCATTTCCCTCCAACTCCCCAGCAGGGGAGTGACCGTGGAGTGGCGGCACATTACTAGCACTGGGTCCTGCTGAACCTGCCAACACCTCCTCTCCTTCCTGCACTTCCTTTACTGTAGCTACCAGCTGCGATACTTCCATAAACGCATCCACGTCAATCGTAAGCGATTCACCTGACTGCAAAATTAGACCTTCTGGGGTGGAATTATAGTTATTATTATCGCCGTCGCCAGCCGCGACCCCCGCCCCCCCATCCGCTAGGCGTCGTGAGTGCGCGGATACGACGTCGGGCGGGAGGCAGTGTAACAGGTTTACGGATTCAGCGAACGTAACGGCCTCCTGGATACGTCCGGCGGTGAGCAAGCGGCGAATCCAAGTGCGCCTGCCCGCGAGTTGAGCGCGTGACGGACGACCGCTTTTACGTACGGTGGGGCGCTTGTGCGGACTTTGAGAGGGGGATGGATGAGAGAGGGAATCAGGCATAGGCGGAGGAATTGCGCATTAGGTGAGCTAAAGCAAGGCATTAGGTTGGCTTATGGTTACCTGGGCGAAGGGTAGAGGGGTGTAATAAAGTTGCAAGGTGGGGAGGGAGATGCACGGTGATGAGCAGCGGAGGCAACCAGCCGAAGCAAAACCAGTGCAGAGAACCAGTAAACATATGAACTCTTACAACGGATGGTCGAATCG